GTGTTCTCTTGCTCACAAAAAACCGCCCACCCTTGCTTAGATTACATCTCTTGCAACTTGCAACCAGATTATCATCGCTATCTAATCCACCTAATCGTCTTGGAATCACATGATCAACTGTATCTGCTTCTTGCCCACAGTATTGACAGATATGCCCATCTCTACGCAAGATCCTTGACCTTATGTTTCGCCATTGTCTGGTCGATCCACTATCTCTTAACGCTGATCTACTCAATGATAACCCTTAGTCTTTAGATGTTGTAATGCTTTGCATGGAGTTCCGTATCTATTCTTAATATATTTCAAACCCCAATCAACCTGCTTAAATCCATCAGCTGTTTGTAAGTATTTACTACGACCTTGGGGAATACCGTAATGACTACCATTCTTAGCCTTTGGATTCCATCTTGATTCTCTAAAATACAATTCATCTAAACAGTAAAACTCATCTGAGTTATTAAGCTGTATGAAAGCCCATTGTCTGTAATGATTAGTTCTATCTTGAGCAACGGAATCATCTTTTAGAAAGGCTATGTTTAAGGCAATGAACAGAGATATCACCAAACCAAACCTTGCGATCTTTCTGCTTCGCAGATCGCCCTTTCGCTCTGAAAGCGAATTTGCGTTTAAGGGTATCACATCACTCCAAATCTAATAGCATAACCGCAGGTCAGACGGCAAGTCGCGAAGCTATGGCTTTTGCCATGCTATGTGTGCCAGGAAACAAATCATCTAATTGATCGCCTGGTTCATATTGTAAAAGGTCTAATATCCATTGATTAAAATGATCTGGTTTTGCCCCATAAAGTCCTGCTTTCATAACTCTAGCACCAGAATGCCAATCTCGTATCATTGGTTTAACTCTTTGATTTTTTCTGCCACCATAAAGCAATACATATTCTGTTGCCCATTGAACAGGTTGATGCCACCATATTTGATGGAAAGTTTTAGTCCATACACATAATCTGCTATCTGGGTGTGAATTGGCTAAATACAACCTTAAACTTATTGCATCAAAACTTACAGCCCATCCGTCAGGATATTCATCCATTAATCGCTCTAGCAATTGAATATGAGTTATTGGATCGTCCCAAATTAGTGCCTCATCATGTAATTGGACATACTTTTTACCTTTGCCTAAGTAAGGCGGATCGGCATATGCAAACTTCATTATTCTCCCTTGATTAAACTACAAGTATGACAGACCTGATCAACGAACTGCCATGACCCACATTTTGTGCATCGAATGACAGGCTCTTGAGTGTCAGTCGCTTCTGCTAGATTTTTTGTTCCGATGCAATTACAACGCAGGCATTGATAAACCCTAAAGCCATCAGCTGCTGAATAACCTTCAAGCCAGATGAACTCAGTATTGCCTGAGCAGCCATTACATTTGAATTTAACCACCTTTACCAGCCCATCCAGAACCCTTAAATATTGCTGGCACAGCTGTATAGACACGCCTTAATTTAGTCCCACATACTTGACAACAAGGGATTTCGTGCTCCATTGGTAGATCCAATACAATACTCAATCCCTCGCCATCACATTCGTATTCGTAGTTAGGCACTATGGAATTCGATTGATTGAATGACAGGAATAGCATCGAAGCAGATCGCCCTCACGAAGTAATCTGTCATCGTTGCATAAGTCGCAATGAACTGTCGTTGGCTCGACTTTAATCGTATCGTTTTGAAGCGTTGCCATTAATCCAGAGCCATCGATAATCTCTACATAACCCATTTATTCACCTCCTTCGAAATACCATTTTCCGTTAGCTGTAAGTTTTGCCCATTTTGGTTCGCATTGTTTTGCTTTGCATACATAACCACGATAAGGCTTACCTCCTTTAGATATTCCTTCTTTAAGAATATGACCATGCTCGCAGGCTGGTGGCTCATTAGGAATTGATGCACCAATCTCTGATACAACATCACCAACAGTCCAAGCAACAGGCGCAACATCTTTATCAACTTCAAATGAACTACGAAGTGCAGTTTCAATTGCAGCAGATCGACCGGACTTTCCGTAGATGTTTTGCTTGCTCTCTAACTTTTCTTTAAATGATTTAGGTTCGCCATCTACAACCTTTACCATTTCCTCTCTTGATGCTCTCTTGCCTTTAGCTGCAAAACCTGCGTTTGCAAGTGCTCTACCGATCGCTGAAGTTTCGCAATTTTCCAATGCAGAAGTTGCATTGACACCGCGATCCGAAATCGTTTCAGAAGCGATACCTGAGGAGCATGGCTTGGCATCTGCCTCTGTTTTGAATAACCGACAAACAACAATGAATCGAGTGTTTGATGCCTCGATGAGTTCTGTTTCGATCCTTGAATCTGGAAATTGTCCATGCCATTTCTCCAATCTAGTTTCTACTGTTTCATAATCTGCTAAATTAAATGCCATCAGCCCACACTCCATCTTCATCTTGCATAGCGTCAGTTATTGTTTTAGCAATTGAGATGTATCCAAGTGCGTCTTTGTAATTGTCTTCCACTCTAGCATCCTCAGCTTGTCGGCTGATTTTGACCAAGCACATGAGTATTGCAACCTCATTTGGCTGGATTGGATAACCAAGGTAAGCCGACCAAAGTTCGGCGATGCGTTTATGGTTTCCAATTGGATGCCCATATTGAGAACCTCTTGAGTGCAAGATTTCAATGACTTCTTCAAAAAGTTGCTCAGTTTTTGTCATAATCAAATACTTCATCTGACTTCGTTTTTGTATCTATCATTCTGCGATGAAGATCAAACCCGTCCTTACGGCCTCTCCAATACATTGTCTGCTTTGCGTTTTGGTGTATTCCGTAAGCCCAGATGATTAAAACCATCGATGCGACCCACAATAGACCAGCTTCTTTTAGTGTCATGTTGCTCCCTTACATTTCCACAGCGGTTGTGGATACATAAAGTATGACCTAAATCAAGGAAGCGTGGCTAATTACTTTCGGCGTGTTTTATAACGATTAGATAAAACCAAGAGCCTCAACTGCATCGATATGATCATCAATCGTGCGTGGCTGATAGTCTGTTTCACACTCCATACGACTTTCCAAGAGCTGTAAATGATCCGTCTTTATTGATCGGAATAAGCGTAGGGGTCATGTTTTTGCCATTCCATTCAAGAATAGCGATACCCATCTGCCAATTAGCCACAGTTCGCGTATAAGACGCTTTAGCCTTATTCATAAGGTTTCCTACCTCAATGCCATATAAAGGTCTGTAATGACCTCCTATGCCCTCAGAATAGGCACTCATGCCCAATCTATGGGTGTGCCCAATAACGCAGGATTTGCCAGTCTTACGAGCCAAATTAAGGGCAGTCATCCCAGCGTTGGGATTGGCGTTACCCTCGTCGCCATGAGCCAAGATCCAGCCCTTTTCAAATTCGTAAAATGTCTTATGAAAGGTAATGCCCAAACTATCAAAGTCCATGAATTTGGCATATTGCAGCTCGGGCAATGAAAGCATTCCCGGAACTTTTAAGAGAGTGTTGTATAGGCGATCTGTGTGATTGGATCTAACAATATGCGCTTCTTTAGCGTTTTCGGTTAATGACCAAAGGATCTCTTGAGTAGCTGTGCGATCTTGATCAAGGGTCTGCTGATAAGCCAAAGGTGTTTTCTCAGCCCATCGAGAAATGGTTTGAAAGTCAATCTCATCGCCAACGCATAAAACGCTGTCAAATTTCTCACGCCTTGCCAGCTTGATGACATTCTTGACGGCTGCTTCATGGTGGTATGGAATTTGCAAATCACTTATTACTAAGTAACGCTTAATCTTCATCCTCTTCGTCGGTTGGGTCTATGGAAGGAATGATTCCGCCATCGCCTACGATCCAATCAGGAAAAGTCTTATGTTCAGTCATAAGCCAAAAAGCGTGTTCAGGCGTAAATCCTGCTTTTCTGGCAGCTTTATAGCATTCGTGTAGAGCCATGTAATGCTGATCAATCTTTGTTAATGGCTCAGGAGATTGGCGAACGACGCGACGATTGATCTTTTTGCGTTTGATAGGTTTTCGTGTGTTCGCCATAATTAAA